TACAACATGGCTTTGATTTCGTTGTCTGTCATTTCCTTGAAGAACATGGTTGTGGCGAACCAGGCGAACACAACCAGTGCCATCACAAGATCATCAAAATGTCCATCCTCTGCCTCATACGATACGCCCTTGGCAGCAAATGTGGTGAACTCTTGGACCGTATTCTTATCACGGATAATCAGCTTTTTCTCTTCGATCAAATCCTTGAGGTTAGAACAACCTATGCGCTTGACTTTCTTATCCATATACAACCCAAGCCCATATGAGCCACCGTTGGCCTTTTCGAGATTGGTCGATTTCGAGGCAGAATTTACAAATACATTCTCATATTCCAGATCGTAGTACAGGCCATTACACACCATGGCCCCCTGGTCATTATTCTCCACCACAACAAAGGCATCATTATACATCTTGGCATATTTTTCAAGGAGATTCGGTAATAGGAGCGGCGATATCTCGTTATCATAGAGGGTGCCCACCTGTTCAAACGGGCGAGTCGTAACGTCAATTATGTGGAAAGCGGTATGATCTTGCCCACGTCCTTTAGCCACATCAACAGACATGACATATTCATGCCCAGGGAAAATCACAACGCCGTTGCTGTCTTTCACTGGCTGGATCGGCTGTGCATACAACCGAACTTTGTCTCTTAGGAAATCTGGCTCCTCAGTTGACATTGCCATAATAGCATTACCGTTGATAAGCGTATTACCTGTACCTAGGAAGTCATTGCCGAACTCTTGCATGAATTGGATTTCAGACGTATTCGCAATGGTTTGTTTCTTCCATGCCTCATCACGCCCGGGAACATCATACCAATCAACTCGGTATGGTTTATAATCATTCTTACCACTCACCGCGCCTTCCCAGATGTAGTAGAATGGGTTGCCAATACCGTTAGCTGTAGAAGTCACGATAATTTTGGTTTTCTTACCAGATGTAATAACAGGGTATGTGGACGTATAGAACTTTTCCGCGTTGTCGATAAACGCAAACTCATCTAGGTATAGGAGTGAGATAGAAAGACCACGGATAGAACTGTTAGAAGTTGCACCAGCCACAATCTTACAACCATTGGCGAATCGCATTGAACCTTTATTCAATTCACCTCTAATTCCAGGTTGTAAAAAGAACGGGAGATGCTCTAGGGCTGTTTGAAGTCTGGACAGCATCTCTCGGGCTGTGTCGCCCTTATTGGCGAGAATAGCAATGGTTTTGTCTTTATTGAAACAGGCATACCATAACAAGTATCCGATAGAAGTAATAGACTTACCCGACTGCCTACATGCAAGAACCACACTAAATCTGTTCTCCGCGAAATGGTTGATTAGTTCCTTTTGATAATCGTAAAGAGCAAAAGGCACTAATCCATGATCCACATGAACCACTTTCATGTAATTCTCAACGAAATACTCTGGACTATCCATGCATTTCTTGTATTCTTGAATCAGTTCTGGTGTCCAATCAATGGCTACACCAGCCTTCTTGATTAGTTCATTGCCGTTATAGACATTTCCTTTGACGTTAGCTTCCATTATAATTTTGCAATAATCCCAACATGGCCTGTGAGACAATCATCAGGCGTGAAAATTTGTTTACCGAATGCCACTTTTTTCAGTCCCCAACCGATATCGTCCGCATAATCCTCATAGCATTTGTATATCAGTTCGGAGCAAGAAAATCTCTTATCCCCTTGATTGGTGAAATCAAAATCGTAATCGTACGGCACACCCACCAAAGATATAGCCCTATCAACTGCATCGAGGCAATGCTGATGGTTGGTATTTGGTCGAATAATAGCCAATCGATCACACCGCATAAACGTAACCAAATCCGTGTACTGGACCGCTGGTGTCATGGCATGGATAATGCTCTCATCTCCAACATAAATCGCCGCATGGGAGTATTTACCAGGAATGAAGAAACCATCCAAATAGTTGTCATATCCTCTAAGCAATACATCCCCAGGTCGTATATGATCACGAACGTCATAATAGTCGTGGCCCTTCAATTTGTATGAAGTTGGGCCGAATGTTATGAACATAGGAGTGGGATATACCTTGATGTGGGAGAACCACTTCAAAATCGCGGATTGTATTTCATATCGAGTCATGTTTCATTTCCTTGTTAGCGTATAACGTCTTTCATTGCCGGCGGTTTTGATAGTAGCCTGAAATCCTGCTTTGGAAGCAAACCGTTTGACCAGACTGTCATATAGTTTTTGCCGACTATCCTTGCCTGTAGCCTTTTTCTCATCTATTTTATTGGCTTCAAATTTGATAACCTTTACATTCTCTCCATTCAGCTTCAGGAAATCGGCTGTTATTTTGATAACGGTTGACATAATCTTGAAGGAATTCTGGTCACCGGTTGGATCTAAAAAACCACCGTCTGCATAGAATACAATTACCCACATTCCTTTCCTTCTTGGATTTTCTGAAATTGTTACTTCAATCCACTTGCCCTTATCTGGCGTGATTTTTGCGACCCACCCATCGAATTCGCCCTTATCTGTCCATTTCCATTTCAGGACAGAATCAAAGACTTCGGTCAGATAATCACTAAAACTTACCGATATCATGTTTCATTTCCTTTAGCCAACATCTCTTGTAGGGCTTCGGTTGTGAGGATTAGGTTATTAGTTGGTCCAACACCCTGCTGGACCGGACCATCTCTTGTTTTGAGGGCTTTCTTCTTTTCCTGTAAGTCCATTAGAGCGAGATTACTATCCACGATGACCTTTATTAGTCCACCCACCACTTCAAACGCTCTTGGATGCTCTGAGGCAGTAGCAACATCAACAGCTTGGTCAAGTACCAATGTGCCTTGGGTTACTGCATCTCGGATGTTTTCTCTTGCTAGAGCCGCATCCTCGTCTACTATCCGATCTGATATCACAGCGGGTACTTGTGGAACAGGCTGTACCTCAACTACCTCTGTAGCTTCCACATCAATTACATCGGGTAATCCAAGTGTTTCGCCTAAACTATCTTCAAGTTTTGTCATTGTATAAAGTCCTTATCTTATGCGAACAAGTCATGTCCATCGTGGTCTGGATGTGATCCATTCTTTTTATTCCATGCGATCCATGCATTTTTATCCATCTCTTTTATCGCATCTGTAATTTCATCATATCGGTCGATGAGGTCGAGGCTTCTTTGTCCTGTATTCATATATCCACGGTTAGCATGGGCGACAATGGATTTCCTTGTCTTTTCAAGTTTCTTGATAAGCTTTTCGACTGTCGGTGGTGCCTTAGCTTCGATCATGTATTCACTGAATTTTAACATATTGAGTCCTTATTCGTGGATGGTACCGTCAGAATAGAAGAACAAATCCTGAGCGAAACCGTAATCGTCATTCGCATCAATGGTGGTATAGGCTACGGATGCTGTCGAATTTGTGGTAGCTGTTCCGTCGGCTAGAAGACCTGGTGTTGTCTCGATTCTTGACGCCGTAGCTGTGGTGCCAATGTCTGAGTCTTGGATGAACGTATTGGCAACAGGCGTGGGGATGAAGAAATCTGTGGTAACCTTCTTGATGATTTCGTCTGTCTTCACTGGGCCGTATAGATATCCCTTGACCTGAAAATCCAATGTCCATATCAGGGCACGACGGGTATCGAAATCTCCATCATACTGATCTTCGGTAGCAACCGATGTCAGGATAATAGGAATATCAGTCTTGAACCCCATTTCGGGTATCATGTTAGCAGATATTGTCCAGTCGGGCGTAAAGAATGGTAGAATTTGTTGGAGTATCTGAGCGCCGTCATTGGCATTCTTCACCATGATTGATAGAGATATCTCAAAATCGTATGGCACTCCGACATATTGGTTTTTCAATTTCTGCGAATCAGATGTGGATACTGCCACATTCCTCTGTATCGCGCCCTTAGCTCTTTCAGGAGCATAAGTGATGCCTAAAATCTCAAAGCCCATTCGCGGAAGCTGAATTGCGACTTCTCGCCCCAAATCACTGTCCACGTTCAATCTGCTTAACCATTTCTCCCTAGGACCATAGGCCAAAGGAACAGGCAATGTTTGCTGTCTCACACCATTGGCGTCTGATCGTTCCACCGACAAATCGGAAAACAGTCTACCGAAAATGATTATGTATTTCCTAATCGATTCGTGATCGAAAAATGCGTTACCACCAAATCCCATTATCTCAAGTCCTCTCCGAACGGATTGGTCTCTGACC